GTTACTATCGATGTCTCGTCAAAGAAGATCCTATCTATTGTCCGCAACTTCGATGAAGACGACCAAGAATTACCTGAAGCTCGCGATAACTTTGTCAAATATGTTTTCGTCCCCGGCATGGGATTCTACGATATCGGGCTACTGCACATACTTGGCAACACCACCAACGCCATCACCGCCGCGTGGCGGGAGTTGCTGGATGGCGGCATGTTCGCGTGTTTCCCAGGATTTCTTATGGCTGACACGGGGGCGCGACAGAACACCAACATTTTTCGCATTCCACCTGGGGGCGGCGCGCTGGTGAAGACCGGCGGCATGCCGATCTCACAGGCGGTGATGCCGCTGCCGTATAACCAGCAGGGCGCGCCCGCGCTGATGACCCTGGTGAACGATATCAGCCAGACCGGCATGCGGATTGGCGGCACCAGCGAGCAGCAGGTGGGTGAGGGTAGAGCCGACGCTCCCGTCGGCACCACGCTGGCCATGATCGAGCAGGCCAGCAAGGTGATGTCGGCGGTGCATAAGCGCATGCACGCTTCGCAAGCCGAAGAATTTCGCCTGCTGGTCAGAACCTTCCGCGAGCACCCCGAGAGTTTCTGGCAGCGCAACAAGAAGCCGTCTTGCAACTGGGATGATCAGAGTTTTCTGGCGGCGTTGGATCGCTGCGAGTTGACGCCGCAGGCCGATCCCAACACGGCGAACCACACGCAGCGGATGATGAAGATCATGGCGCTGAAGCAGCTACAGCAGGCCAGCCCGATGCTTTATGATCCGCTGGCGATAGACCGCGCGGCCATTTTGGCGATTGGTTACAGCAACCCCGATCAGTTCCTGGCACCGCCCGAGGCGCAGGCCAAGCCGCCGCCTGAGCTTGAGCAGGCGCAGGCCAAGATGAAGGTCGATCAGCAGAACGCCGACACCAAGAAGCTGGAAGCGACGAGCAAGGCGCAGGTCGCGCAGGCAACGGCGCAGAAGATACAGGTGGACACGCAGGCCAATCCTGGCGGGCTGGCGGGCAAGGGCGGTGCGCCGGGCAATCCGCAGATCGATCAGATGAACGCGCAGGCCAAGCTGATGGACGCGCAGACCCGTCAGCAGCAGGCCGACACGCAGCGCGGTGCGACGTTGAGCACCGCGCATGAGAAGAAGGCCGACCGCGCCAGCAAGGAGAAGCTGGAGATGTTGAACATCGCGCGCGAGGTGATCCTGCATCCTGACACCGCACCCATTGCCGAGGGGCTGGTGAGCAAGGCCGACAAGGCCACGGGTGAACCTGCCGAGGGCGGCGAGGCGCCCGAGGCAGGCCTTGCGCCGTGAGCGACAGCGGCAAACCCGTGCGGCGTGCGCTCTTGGCGGCCCGGCTGGTGCGGCGCGACGCGGGCGGACAGGTCGAAGCGCAGCCCGAGGACGCCCCCGGCGTGGATGTGTACCACGGCAGCCCGCATTATTTCGACCGCTTCGACATGTCCAAGATCGGCACTGGCGAGGGCAATCAGGCCTATGGGCGCGGGCTGTATTTCGCTCAGGACGAGGGCATCGCCAAGGGCTATCGCGACCGCCTGTCACGCGACAAGGACCCGCGTATCGACCTGGGCACCGGGCGCGGGCCGCAGACGGTGGACGACATCACCCACGCCGACAACCTGCACCAAGATCATATGTTCACCCTGATGGATTTCATCGACGCGGGCGGCGATTGGGACGCGTTGCACAAGAAGATCGAAAACGATTTCTATCCCAAGCACGTGCCCAAGTTTAAGCAGCACGCCGCCGAGATGCGCGCCAAGTATCCGCAGGCCAAGCTGCACACGCCGGGGGCGATGTATCAGGTGCGGCTTAATGCCGATCCCGAGCATTTCCTGCATTGGGACCGGCCGGTGAAGGCGCAGCACCCGCACGTGCAGGCAGCGGTGAAGACGCTGTTCAACCCCGACTGGCATGACCGTGCCGAGGCGATGACCGGGCAGGATCTGCACAAATTCATTGCCGCGATGGCGCCCCAGGTTCACACCGACAAGCCGCGCACGCAGAACGCCAAGGCCCAGGCGCATGCGATGGAGCGGCTGAAAGCCGCAGGCATCCCCGGCATTCGCTACCTCGATGCCAACAGTCGCAGCGGCAAGAGGGACGCCCACAACTTCGTGGTGTTCGATGACCGGACGCCCGAGATCAAGCGCCGCTACGAGCGCGGAGGGAGAACCTGATGGCGTATCCCCCGTCGATGGCCAGGGCGCTGTCCTATGGCCAGGACAACACGGCGGCGATCCGCCGTGCAGCCCAGGTGGCCAAGGGCATTGGCCGCGAGATTGGCCCCTTGCCAGGGCGATATGCTGCGGGTGGCGAGGTGCCGGTGAACCCTGTACCTGAAGATTCTGCGCAGACCTTGACTGCGCAGCCTGTCGTGGCGCCTGCGCCTGCCAGCCCTGAACAGGTGCGGGCGCCACGCAGTGCCCCCATGGCGCCACGCAGTGCCTTCGCGGGCTACCGCAATCGCTTGCAGGCGGATGGCGATCACCCGGATCGGATCTCGCAGCGCACGCCGAAAAGCGCCAAGGGCGATAATCCGATCACCGGCAATCTGATGGTGGACACGGCGTCGTCGGCGCAGGGCGACAAGGCGCACAAGCACAACGTCGAGTTGCTGGCGCAGTATCCGGGGATGCCCGCGCATCTGCGCCAGGAGGGTGCCAACCACGACGAGATCCTGCACCATTTCAACAACCTCGCGCAGGGCAATCTGAAATTCCTGCACGACACCATGCCCGAGCATATCCGCGACCGCGCCAAGCTTTGGTACAAGGGCGGCCGTCGGATCGTGGACAGCTTCGCCAAGCGCTACAACATGCCTGACAGCGCGGTGGCGGGCACGCTGGCGGCGCTGTCGCCGCAGAAGGACTGGTATCAGAACGTCTCCCTGGCCGAGCGGGTGCTCGATGCGCTGCATCGTCAGCACGAGACGCATTACACCAAGGAGATGGAGGACCACGCCAACCGGGTCTTTTTCGAAGGGCGGCACGACGTGTCGCTGGACGCGATACGCGGCAAGAAGCTGGCCGATATCGAGGACCCCAAGCACAAGGCGATGTTCATCCGCCTGCATGACGAGGCGCACAACCCGCGCTGGCACCGACTGGTGACGCCCGAGGGCGCGTTTGGCCGGGTCAGGACCAAGGAAGACGCCAGCACGTCCGACGATGAGGAGGAAGGTGCCGAGCCGACGGAGGGCGATCCCTCGCAGACCAGTTGGGGGTCGCTGTCGGAGATTTCCAAGGCGGTGCAGGCGGCGCAGTCCAACGGCAGCAAATCGGCGCTGTCGCGGCTGATGGGCGACAAGCACAAGGTGCGCAATTTCTACAACAATCTGCTGGCGCCGGATGCGCCGCATGGTGACGTGACCATCGACACCCATGCGGTGGCGGCAAACCTGCTGCGCCCGCTGGGCGGCAGTTCGACCGAGGTGTCGCACAACTTTGGCACCGATACGCTGGACCCGCATAAGCGCCTTGTGGCGGCGGCCAAGGCCAAGGGGCTGCCGGAACCTGTTCGCACCATGGCCAAGCCGCCAGCGGCCAAGAGTTCCGATCTCACCGGGGTGTCGGGCACCTACCCGCTGCATGCCGACGCCAAGCGCGCGGCGGCGTTGCAGGAAGGGCTGTTGCCGCGTGAGATGCAGTCCATCACCTGGGAAGGTATTCGCGGCCTGTTCTCGCCCAAGCAGAAGCGCGACCGCAATCTGATTGCGCAGGTGCATGGAATATGGGATAACGTCACGAATGGATTGCTGTCGGCCCCGGAGGCGCGGCAGCAGATATTGACGTTGGCAGGAGGCATGAATGAGCCGTCATGGGCACGACGATCCGGTGATCCAGATTCTGAAAGAGAATGGGATTCCAGTTACGAGAGAGGAGTACCTGAAGGTGGCGCACATGGGCAGCCCGCCGCCGTGGCACCCGGAACTGGAGGCGGACCTTCCGGAGCACCTTCAGGACTGGAACCTCAGGAAGTGGACCGCTTCGCCCGCGCCCGGCAACTCGGCCGCGCCACGCGGACAGCCCACGGGGTCGCAGGACGGGGTAGGGACGGGTTACCCGCAACTTACGCCCGAAGAGCAGGAGGAAGTGGAGCGCAACAACTAGCGCCCGATTTCGGCGCGGCTGTTCGCAGCACCCACGACCCTCATCCCGAGGCCAAGCGTGTATGGGACGAGGCGGGGATATCCGCCCCGTCCATGCACGAGCTTATGCCGGGCGCCCGCAGCGGCGCCGTGTTCCACGAGGCGATGCTCCACGCCAAGGGGGTCGGCCCGCACGCGGCGGCGGTGCATGCCTACGACCCCAAAGAGTATGCGGGCATGAAGCTGTTCCTGTCGCCTGACAAGGCGACCGGCTTCGCGCTCAAGGGCGACGACATCGTTTCGGTATTCAACAACAAGGCGCGCGGCAATCATCGCAATGTGGTTAATTCGCTACTCGATCTGGCGGTGCAGCAGGGCGGTCGGAAGCTGGATGCGTTCGACACCACGCTACCGCACCTCTATTCGCGCAATCGCTTCCACGCCGTCAGCCGATTGCCCTTCAACGACGAGTTCGCGCCCCCGGGATGGGATTACGACACCTTCCATCACTTCAATGGCGGGCGTCCCGACGTTGTTCACATGGCCTACGACCCCAACAAGCATGATTTTTACAACACCCGCGAGGGTGACAAGGTCGCCGATTACGACGCGGCGGTGAAAAAGCAGACGCAGGCGGTGAAAACCTACGCCAAACGCATCGCCAAACACGCGTCAGGGGGCAGAAAACCGGCGAAAAAGGCCTATGGCGGCCCGGTTGGCGTCTCCGGACCCGTCATCGACCGGGCTTTGGCCGCCGCGCGGCATTTTCGCGAGGCCCGCGCATGAAAATCGCCCTCAAACCATCAATAGTGAGCCGATCAGGGTCAAAATCTTGCAAAAACGGCCCAAAACGCGCTGTTTGTCGCCCACTCACTCCGCAAAGGAGCCAAATTACATGTCCACGATGAGCCAGGACGCCCGCGAAGCCATGAAAGCCAAGGCCAAGCGCATGGGCAGTGCCGATCCGCACCAGAAAGTGGACGCGAGTAGCTGGACGCCGCCCGAGGCGCTGAACGCCAACGCGAAAACCGGCATGCGGCCCCTTTCCATGCGCCAGTATCGCCGTGGCGGGCATGTCACCTCCGTCAAGGCGGGGCTGAAGGTACCGGGACCGGCCACGCCGTCGCATGCCGGGCGCTTGGCGCGCAAGAATGGCGGATCGGCGCTGACGCCGACCAATTTCATCAACCGTAACACCAAGGACGCCAACGAAGAGCGCGTCGGCACCAAGCATATCGGGGGCATGAAGCGCGGCGGCGCGGTGAACAAGCAGGATGGCGGCGGGGCCGGGCTGGGACCGGAGGCGTCGCAGAACGAGGGATTGGCGGCATCCACGGGGCGTTCCGGGGTGCCCGCGAGCCGCATGAGCTTCTCGCCGGTATCGGCGGGCAAGCTGTCGATGATGAAGAAGGGCGGGTTCGCCAAGTTCGAATCCAAGAAGGGCGACAAGAAAGAGGAACGCAAAGAGGACAAGAAAGACGACAAGAAGCCGAAATTCGCCCTGAAGGTACCCGACAACGACAAAGACGACGCGATGGAGAAATGCGGCGGCGGGCGCGTCAGGCGCGCCTATGGCGGCCAGCTTGGCGGCGGCGAGAAGAAATCCAGCAAATCGGGCAAGACCAACGTCAACATCATTATAACCCAGGGCAAGCCGCAGGATGCCGGGCTGTCGCCGCCGGGAGGCCCGCCAGGGCCGCCCATGCCCCCGCCAGGGGCGCCGCGTGGCGGGCCGCCCCCGGGCATGATGCCGGGCGGCGGTGGCCCTGGAATGCCCCCTGGTGGGCCGCCTCCGATGGGTGGCCCGCCCCCAGGTGCCGGGGGACCTCCGATGGGGCCACCTCCTGGCGCGGGCGGGCCGCCCATGCCGCCACCCGGCATGATGCCTCGCGCGCGCGGCGGTCGGACCACCCATAAATTCCCCAAGATGAACGCGGGCGCCGGAAGCGGCGAGGGGCGGCTGGAGAAGATCGATGAGTACGGCAAGGGCTGACGGTGGATGACGGTGTTCACCACCGGCATTCTGTTTGAGCAGGAACTGCGCAAGGCGCTGCGTGACGAGATCGAGGCGCGGAAGGAAGAGCTTTCGTGGGGCGGGGCTGGAGTGGATTACCAGCGGGCGACTGGGGTGATTCAGGGCCTCCGTGCCGCCGAGGATATCTGCGACGAGATCGCCAAGAAGGTAATGCTTACCCGTTAAAGGATCAGCCTATGGCGTTTGCCGTTATGAAGCACGACATCGACCCCAAGCTGGAATTGGCCAAGGCGGTCGGTGCCCTTGATAATATCGAGATCTTCAACAATCAGCTTCTGGTGGCGATCTACATCCGTCCCCCGACAACCAAGGGCGGCATCCTGCTGGCCGACACGACCCGCAGCGAGGACCGGGTGCAGGGCAAGGTCGGGCTGATCATGAAAAAGGGCGCCACCGCGTTCGTGGACCCCACCGCGAACTGGTTCACTGGCATCGATATCCGCGTCAACGATTGGGTTTTCTTCCGCGTTTCCGACGGCTGGGCGCTGACCATCAATGGTCACCCCTGCCGGATCTTGGAGGACGTGAACGTCAAGGGACGTGTGCAACATCCAGATTTCGTGTGGTAACCATGGCACGCAAACCGAAATCCGCTGAAGCCGAATTACCCCTGGAGCCGCCCGCCGTCGAAGCGCCCCCGGCGGGGGAGCGTGATGTGGTCGTGGAAGCGCCGCAGGCGCCGCAGCAGGACGACCTCGCCGCCAGCATCGAAACCTTGAAGGCGCAGCTTGAGCGCGAGCGCAATCACCGGATCGCGGCCGAAACCCGCGCCAACGAGGCCGCGTCGCGCGAGGTGTATGCCCGCAACGAGGTGGACACCACCAATTTGCAGTTGATCAACAACGCCATTCACATGGTCAAGGGCAACACCGAGGCGCTCAAGGCCGAGTATGCCCAGGCGATGGAAAACGGTGAATTTTCCCGCGCCGCCGATATTCAGCAGGGCATGGCCGACAACGCGGCCAAGATGTTGCAGCTTGAGGAAGGCAAAGCGGCCGCCGAGCAGCAGCCCAAGCGCGCGCCGCCCGCGCCGCAATCGCAGGGTTCCGGCGATCCGGTGGAGGATTTTGCCCGCCGCCTGTCGCCACGTTCCGGCGATTGGGTAAGGCGGCACCCGCAATACGCGACCGATCAGCGCCTGTTCAACAAGATGGTGGCGGCCCACAACCTCGTCACCGCCGACGGCATCGCGGCCGACACCGACGAGTATTTCCGCGAGGTGGAGAGCATCCTGCGGGTGCAACCCGCCGAGGACGAGGGCGACGCATCGAGCTACCAGCAGTCGCAGGTGACGCAACGGCGCGCCTCGCCTGCGGCCGCTCCGGTGTCGCGCTCGTCGCCGGGGGATCGCAACGTCATGCGCTTGAGCGCCGAGGAGCGTGAGATGGCGCAGATGATGAAGATGACCGACGAAGAGTATGCCAAGAACAAGCTGGAACTGAAACGCGCTGGAAAGCTGAATTGAGGAAGAAGATGCCCGACCCTATCCGTCGCGTGCTCCCGCGTCCGGAGAACTCCCTTCGTCTGGATGCGACCGACGCGGGCGCTGTTTCACGTGAAACAGCGCCTGACGATGCCGCGCATTCGCAGGGGGATATCGCGAGCCGCCCGCCCTTGCGGAAGCCTGTGCGCGAGGAGAGTCCACGCGAGCGGGCGGCCAAGCGCGCCGCCGAGTTGCGCGGCCATGGCGGCGTCGAGCAGGAAACCGTCAACGAGTTTTACCTGCCCGCCGAGATCATCCCCGATGGCTGGAGCTATGAGTGGAAGCGGCACACGCTGTTTGGCAAGGAGGACCCGGCCTATCAGGTCGCCCTGGCGCGCGGCGGGTGGGAGGCGGTACCTGCCAGCAGGCACCCCGAGCAGATGCCGATGGCGGGCGCGCACCAGACCATCACCCGCAAGGGCATGATCCTGATGGAACGGCCGATGGAGATCACCGAGGAAGTGCGCAGGCGGGATCAGCAGAAAGCGCGCAATCAGGTGCGCGCGAAAGAGGAGCAACTCGGCGCCACGCCGCCCGGCACCTTTGATCGCGGCGGCGATTCCAGGGTGCGTCCCAATATTCGGAAGACCTATTCGCCGGTACAGATCCCGCCAAATAGCGAGTGAACGTTTACAAAACTGTGGCTTTCGTGGTAGCGCCTTAGGCTTCCGGTTCAAGGCCGCCTCCGGTTGGCGGTTTCACCCTTCCCGGCTCAAGCGTCACCCCGGTGTGTGATGTGCGGCTTCCTCTTTCGAGGAGTGGCATTCCATGCCGAATATCAACGCACCTTTCGGGTTCGCCCAGGTGACGGGGACCGGCGCGTCTCCGACCTTTGAGCAGGTGCAACTGGCGATCAACCCGGCCACTGGCACCAATGCGCAGATCTTCGCGGGCGATCCGGTGGCGCAGCTTGCGACCGGCTATATCTGCCAGCTTGGCACCCAGGGCACCGCAGGCGCGCCCGCCGCCGGATCGGGCAATTTCGTCGGCATGTTCGCGGGCTGCAAATTCCTCTCGGTGTCGCAGAAGCGCACGGTGTGGTCGAACTATTTCCCCGGCACGGGCGACGTGAACCAGAATAGCGGCGTGGTCGCTTACGTGGTCACCGACCCGCTGGCGCAGTATCAGGTGCAGACGGTGAACGGGCTGGGCACCACCACCACCCCGGTGGCGCAGGTGAGCGTGGGGATGAATGTCGGCATCGGCTATCTGACCGGGTCGGGCGGCAATACCAACACGCTGGGCAATAACAACGGCAACATCTACAGCGGCATTTCGACGGCGTTCGCGGATCAGAACACCATCGCGGTCACGCCGGGGCTGCCGCTGCGCATCGTGGCCATCGCCAATAACAGCGTGGAGGGTCCGAATCTCTGGACATCGGTGAACGGCTACGACGCCACCTCTCCGTATAACCGGATCATCGTCACCACGAACAACACGATCACCAAACAGGGCGTGACGGGCATCTGATCCCGCATAAGGAGCTAGGCAAATGGCCGTCAATCTTTCTGCGATCAAGGACCTTCTGCTGCCGGGCTTGCGGGGCATCGAGGGTAAGTATGAGATGATCCCCTCGCAATACGACAAGATCTTCACCAAGCACGATTCGAAAATGGCGCTGGAACGTACTGCCGAGTTGCGTTTCCTGGGCCTCGCGCAATTGAAGACCGAGGGTGGTCAGACCCAGTTCGACAATGGTGCTGGTGAGCGCTACGTCTATAACCAAGAGCACACCGAGATCGGCCTGGGCTATGCGATCACCCGCAAGGCGGTGGACGACAACCTCTACAAGACGCAGTTCCACCCATCGAACCTTGGGATGATCGAAAGCTTCCAGCAGACCAAGGAGATCTATGGGGCGAACGTGCTGAACTCGGCGCAGACCTACAACTCATCGGTCGGCGGCGACGGTGTGGCGCTATGCAGCCTGCTGCATCCCATCGATGGCAATACGGTGGGCAACACGCCCTCAGTGCAGAGCGACCTCAACGAAGCCTCGCTGCTCACCTCGATGGTCGAGGTGCGCACCAATTTCCGCGATCAGGCGGGCCTGAAGGTATTTGCCCGCGCCCGCAAGCTGGTGGTCCCTCCGCAGCTTGAAGCGGTGGCAATTCGCCTGACGCAGACCGAATTGCGACCCGGCACGGCAGACAACGACATAAATGCGATTATGTCCACGGCCGGTGGCCTTCCGGAAGGTTACATGGTCAACGATTTCCTGACCTCGCAGTTCGCATGGTTCCTTTTGACGAATATCGATGGCCTTTCGTATATGGAACGTGTCAAGTTCGAAACAGATATGCAGGTCGATTTCGTTACAGATAACCTCCTAGTTAAGGGCTATGAGCGCTACAGCTTCAGCTACTACAATTGGCGCTCGATCTACGGAAACTTCCCCACGTCCTAAGAGGGTCTGAACCATGGCCATCACTGCCCTATCAGGCCCGATGATCGTCTTCGGGCAGGACCCCACGGGGTCGAACCCTGACGTGGCGCCATCGCTGTTCGCGGGCGGCGTCGGCATTGCCGATACCCGCCCCGCCTACGGCTACATGCCGGGCCAGGGGGCCGGACAGGCCACCGTCGGCTTCGCGGGCGTCAACAACATCATGACGCTCAACGCCGTGCCTGCGGTCATGGCCACCAACAACATCGTCATCGCCGCTACCGGCATGATAGTTGGCACGCCGATCACGCTGACCGCAGGCGCCGGGGTCACCGGCAACGTCACCGTCACCAACGCCGCCAACGGCCGCGCCGTCAGGCCGGTGCTGGCCATCGATGGCGTGGCGGGCCGCATCTCCTACGGCACGTCGGGCACGGTGCAGCTTTGGGACCCGGTGAAATCCATCGCGCGCAACGTGCGGCTCACCACGGCGGCGGGCGACAACTATATCTACCGGGTGCAGGGCTTCGACCTCTACGGCTACCCGATGTCGGAACTGTTCCAGGCGTCAGGCGCCACCACGGTCAGCGGCAAGAAAGCGTTCAAATACATCGCCTCTGTCACCCCGGTGTCAGGCACCGTCTTCGGCGCCACCGTCAACGTGGGCACCGGCGACGTGGTCGGCTTCCCGCTCTATTCCAGCACCTTCTACGGCACCACCATGCCCGCCGACATCGCCATCGCCTGGGCCGGGACGCAGATCACCTCGACCACCGGCTATTTCGCCGGGGATATCACCAACCCGGCCACCGGCATCTCTGGCGATGTGCGCGGCACATGGCCGCTGGCAACGTCGGATGGCGTCAAGCGGCTGATCCTCTGGCAAAGCCCGCTGGTGACCAACGCGCTGCTGCCGGGTTCCGGCCTGTTCGGCGTCCCCCAAGCCTGAAAAGGAACCCTGCCATGCCCCCGACAAAAGGCGTCGATGAGGCCAAGCAGGACGTGGAGCGCAAGAACATGCGCTACACGGCCGAAAGCAAGGTGATGGACGCGGCGGACGAGAAGAAGAGCGGCGGCCGGGCCGGGCGCAAATACGGCGGCAGGACCGGCGGCGCCATCCCCGACACCAAGCGCGTCGGCCCGATCCGGGGTGCCGCCGCCATGCGCCACGCCGGGAAAACCCCGCGCGCCAAAGGCGGGGGGTGCGACGCCAACCCGTTCACGTCGGCGCAAAGTGGCACCCCCGCCACCGGGCGCAGCGTGTAACCACGTGAAATGTCAGGCACCTCGTTCCAGGCATCATTTGGCAGCCTGATCCTGCACGCGTTCCAGCTTGTCGGGCTGCGCCCGACATCGCTCGTGCAGGAGCATTTCGAGAGCGCCAGGATGGCGGCAAACCTGATGCTGCTGCACTGGGCCAATGACGGGGTGAATTTGTGGCGGGTGGATCTCGCCACCATCCCGCTGACGCAGGGGCAGAGCACCTACGACGTGGACCCCGATACCGTCACCATCCTCGATGCCTACTACACCATCGGATCGGATGCGCACGCCATCGACCGGGTGATGCTGCCGATCAGCCGTTCCGAATATTCCGCCTATGCCAACAAGGAGCAGCAGGGCGCGCCGACGGTGTTCTGGCACAACCGGCAGCTTGTGCCGACGGTGACGCTGTGGCCGGTGCCCGATGGCATCGAGGGCACCTTCAGCTTCTACCGGCTGGTGCAGAACGAAACCGCCACCATGACCGACGGCGCGTCGCCGCAAATCCCGCAGATCTGGTATCCGGCCTTCGTCACCGGGCTGGCGGGCCAATTGGCGGTGATCTGGGCGCCCGAGAAGGTGCAGTTGCTGGCGCCCCTGGCGACGGAAGCCTACAACAAGGCCGCCGCGACCAATGTGGAACTCGCGCAGCAATACATATCCCCTATGATTGCCGGGTATTTCCGCAACTGAGGGGGTTCAATGGCCTGGGCAAGTCGTCTTGGACGGGCGCGGATTTCGGCCAAGCACCCCCAGGCGGCGGGCGTTTGTGACCGTTGCGGCTTCATTTGGACCCATCACACGCTGAAATTCCAGCACGAATGGCGCGGCGCCTCGCTGATGGATGTGCGCATTCTGGTGTGCCGCCGCTGCGAGGACGTGCCGCAGAACCAGCTTCGCACCATCATCCTGCCCGCCGATCCGGTGCCGATCATGAATGCCCGCGTGAACCAGTGGGACGAGGCCGAGCGCGGCGTTCGCGCCACCGAGGACAAGGGCCGCCGCGCGACATTGGACGGCCAGATTCGCATCACCCAGCCCACCGGCCCGGCCGGGGTGCCGATTAACCCGGCCGCCGGGCGCATTTCCAGCGATGGCTTGGAGCCGTGGGCGATCATGCCCGGCGGGCCGCCGGGCGTCACGGTGCGCGGCCGGAAGCTGCCGGTGCTGTCGATCACGTCGATTGGCACCGCGACCATCACCGTGACCTGTTATGAACCGCACGGCTTGAACGACAACGATCAGGTTTCGCTTGAGGGGCTGAACGACAACGAAGCCTGCGGGTTCTATTCCATACTCGTTACGACAGCGACGGCCTTCACCTACATGACCAACACCACGCGACCGGCGGGGTCCCTGCTATGAGTTCAGAGGTCACCACCACATCGGTTGGATTGCCGCGCGGCATGCAGCAAGTGCCCAAAACGG